GTGGCAGAGGATGCACCGTAGTCACCTGTGGCAGAGGATGCACCTTTGTAACCTGTGGCAGAGGATGCACCGCAGTTACCTGTGGCAGAGGATGCACCGCAGTAACCTGTGGCAGAGGATGCACCTTTGTAACCTGTGGCAGAGGATGCACCGCAGTAACCTGTGGCAGAGGATGCACCGCAGTAACCTGTGGCAGAGGATGCACCGTAGTCACCTGTGGCAGAGGATGCACCGCAGTAACCTGTGGCAGAGGATGCACCTTTGTAACCTGTGGCAGAGGATGCACCGCAGTCACCTGTGGCAGAGGATGCACCGCAGTAACCTGTGGCAGAGGATGCACCTTTGTAACCTGTGGCAGAGGATGCACCGCAGTCTTCATCACTTCCAGCTTCTTTTTTAACTCTGCTCATGGTAAAATCAATGGCTGCTTTTACCAGTCCTGCAATGTCCAGTCTTACACCGACCTTAATCTTGGTGGACGCAACCTTGGAATCATCTTCACCTCTATCAAATTCACCGCTCTGCACCACCTCATGGTAAACAGATTCGTTCGGAGAATAATAATTAAAGCAATCCAGTGGATATTCGCAAGCGTGGAATCCACTGTGACAAGCATCTGCCGTCTCCTCTTCGTACTGGAATCCACGGCAAGTCATGTCTTTGTTAAATCCTTTATAGCTTTTAATAATCTCAGCCATCAGTCCACCTCCGCACATTTCAGACCGTCCTCGGTCACTACCAGTACTCCTGCTGCAATCAATGCATTGATGGTATTCTCGCTTGCTCTCTCGATAGGTATAATCTGCTTTTTCATTCTTTCTTCTCTCCTTTTCTCGTGATTGTAATCTTCGGGTTCTTCATGCCAATCTGGTCGGCATATAACTCTGCCAGAATGCGCATTGCTCTGTCAGCTTGTTCCTCAGTCATTGCAGGCATCCTCATCCTCCTCCCGGTCGATTACAAGGTTGCCATAGGCAAATAAGATAGCCTGCGATGCAATATTTCTGATAGATAATGTGCTCTCGTTCGCCATGTCCACCAGTGCGTTATACGCTTCCGGTGTCACACGGATGGTGACAGATTCGACATTCTGCTTGCTTTTGTAGGCAAATTTCTTTCCTTTTAATACAAATCCTTTCATAGACGGTCTCCTATTCTTTCAAAAAATACTCTGCTTTTACCTTAAAATACTTAGCTAACACGACAGCATTTTTTAATGTAGGTTCAGCATCAGGTCTGTTCTGCCAGTTACTCACAACGTTCTGTGCAATACCTGTGTCTTTGCACATTTTGTAAATTGAAACTCCTTTTTGTTTGCATAATTCATTGATTTTTTCATACAAACACAATATGTATACACCTCCTACCTATATATAGTGGTTGCATATACTTCACTTTTGTGATATTCTTTAGTTGTCACACAAAAGAAAGGACACATCTATGAAGTACTTGCAATTAGTAAAACAAGTTGCTTTTAATTTGTGAAGCACTTTACTTGTTTATAATACTTTATATTTGTGAAGTAGTCAATACAAGATTGTGAAGTATTTTATATTTGTGAAGTATTGCTAATTTATGTATGAGATTTTTGTGCAATTATGCAAATCAAAAGGGATAACTACATACAAAGTATGCAAAGATTTAGGCATAAGTCAGGGTACTATCAGTAATTGGAAAAACAGAGGGAATAATTTGTCCACTGCTATTCTGAAAAAGATTGCCGATTATTTTGAGGTATCTATCGAATATCTTATAAATGGCGAAGATGTAAAATGGGATCCCGCAGGACAGACGATGGATTACACAATTTCTCTATCCGAGGAAGAGCAGGATTTGCTAATGAAATACCGCAAAGCAGATGATACCCAAAAAGAAATGATTAGGCGAATATTAGCCTATTCAGATAAAATGTAAAAAGGAGAAAAACTATTATGGAAGAAACAAAGAAATGTAAATACTGTCAATCAGACATTCCGAAGAAAGCTACGGTTTGTCCAGTATGCAAGAGGAAACAATCAAGTACGCTTAAAGTAGTTTTGATTTGTCTTGCCGTATTTTTTGCGATTGGAATTGTTGGCTCTCTATCAGATGATTCCTCTGACAGTTCATCGATTTCTACTACAACACAAAAGCAAAGCACATCTACATCCACGAAAGAAACCACTGTGCAACAAGAAGAAGTAATTGAATATACAGCAATTACAGTGGAACAACTTGACAACGATTTGAAAGACAATGCTTTGAAAGCAACCGATTCTTACAAAGGAAAATATTTAGAAATTACTGGCAGACTTTCAACTATTGATGCAAGTGGAAAGTATATCAGTTTATCAAATGACGATTTCTTAGATGTTTATGGTGTGCAGTGTTATGTAAAATCAGATGAGCAAAAACAGAAAGTCATGGACATGAAAATAGATGAGCATTACACTATCCGAGTAAAAATTAAAGATGTCGGAGAAGTTATGGGATATTCCGCTGATATAATTGAATTTGTAGACTAAAGATTAAGCCACTTTTATAGTGGCTTTTTCTGTCAGAAAGGAACAGTAATGATTAACTGCGCAATCTACCCACGTAAATCCAAAGCCGTGGACAACTCCGACAGCATGGATGTGCAAATTGATATGTGCCGCCGGTACCTGGATGACAAGTACGGCTCCGGGAATTACACTGCCACGGTTTATGATGGAGACTACGGGATCACCGGACACTCCACCAAAAAGAGAAAAGACTTTCAGCGAATGATGCGGGATGTGTCTGATAGAAAAATTCAGCTTGTTGTCATTCAGCGGTATGACCGTATCGCACGTAATACCCGAGATTTCTGCAACCTATATCACGACATGGAAATCAACGGTTGCAACCTTGTCTCCGTCAGTCAGCAGATCGACACCACTACACCCTATGGAAAGAACTTTATGTATATGCAGGCATCAATGGCAGAGTTGGAATGGGCATTAAACTCTGAGAGAAGAAAAGATACCATTCGGTATGCGGCATCCATCGGGAAATCTATACTCCCGGATCACTCTACACCGTTTGGATACCACAACTCTGTCGTGAATGGAGTGCGCAGGTTGGTAAAGGAAGAACAATGGGAAGATGCTGTTGCGGATCTGTTTGAATACTATCGCAAATATCGAAACTACTCTGCCACCGCCCGGCATATCAACCAACAGTACGGTACAAGATTTGAGATCCAGGCTATCAAGCGCATAATCCGCAGCCCTTTTTATTATGGATGTTACAAGGATAATGATAATTTCTGCGAACCGTACATATCTAAAGAGGACTGGCATGATCTCCAACAAAAGAGACCGGTAATACGCACCGCAGGAAACAAGCGGACCGAGGTATTATTCTCCGGTATGATCCGATGCCCGGATTGTAATCGGCTGATGCGGTCCTGTCAGAAAAGCCACCGAAGCGGTAATGTGTATCGGTACTACCACTGCGAATATCACTCCACCAAAATGTGCGGATTTGCCAAGGTGAAATCCGAAAATCTTATCGAGGAGATGCTGCTGAACCGGGTCGATACTTTTTTAGCAGAACGTGAAGCGGATATGTCAGATCAGAAATCAGAGAAAAAGCACTTAACCAACAATGTATCAAAATACCTGGCAGAGTTGGACAGGCTTAACACAATGTTCCTAAAAGGCAGAATAAGCGAAGAATACTATGACACGGAGTATTTAAGGCTAAATGATTTAATATGGCAGTATGAAGCTTCTAGGCAGTCTCATGACAGCGTTAAACACTTGCAAGAGGTGTTTGTGTCAGACTGGAAAGAAATTTACAAGGATCTCGATAAACTGCACCGAAAATTCTTTTGGCGGGATGTAATCCGACAGATAATCGTTGACGATAACATGAATGTGATTGATGTTATTTTTTTATAACGCTTTTGGTTACCTTATATGACGGTTGCTTGAGCAAGCAATAATTAAGGTAGTACATAAAATCCCCTACCGGATCTGCTCCGATGGGGGATTAAAACTATGCTGCCAGGTACTTTCTTGTGGTCTTGCCCGCCAGTCCGTCGGCTGTGATCTTGCAGGACTTCTGATATGTAATGATTGCTGCTACGGTCTTGGAACCGCAGATACCGTCAATGTCAGCTTCTGTCAGCAGACCAGCTTCCATCAGTTCCCACTGAATCCACTTGACACCCTCACCCGCGGAAATGAATACCTTGATATTCTTCTTCCTTGCCTGTGCCTTACTGGTTACCGTCATGGTAGGATTTGTGTAAGGGTTCGTCTCCTTCCATGTGCCGGGCACCTTGGTCTCATAGGTATATGTCATGTCCTTGAAGGTAAGACCGTACACCCACTTGGTAGAGGATACTTTGGTCAGCACCGTTCCGTAATTGATGCCCTTGGCTTCGATGCACATGGGAACCCCGTTTACTTTTCCAATATAAACACCCACATGGCCAGACTTCCACAGGACCGTTCCTGGAGCAAAGTTGTCAATCTGAGCAATCGGCATACGAGTGTATGCGGTCTGATAGAGTTGGTAGGAGCCGATGTTAAGCTGTCGGTAACCGCCAATCAGACCCGAACAGTCCACATTGACCTTGCCGACTTGACCATTTCGCCTTGCCTTGGCCATGTAATAAGTGGTGACCACCTTGGGATACATAGCGTGCATAGTGCTCATCTTGCGTTCCGTCAACGCACCCTCATGGATCTTGGCTCCGTAAAAATACGGAGTGCCAAGACGTTTTTTTGCGTATGCAACTAATTCGTTTCCTGTTTTCATTTTATTTTCCTTTCTGTATTTTTTAATAATTGTTATGTTTTTAATCTCCGCCCATCTGCTATGACTACTTCTGTAAATGGCAAGTTAATTGCTCCTGACTATAAATCTGCTGTAGCCATACAATCTAATTACACTTGTATGACTAATGGATATGTAATTGGAACAATACAGGGTGCAGTGAATGGCTGGGCATCTATCCGATCATCCAAGAATGCAAATTATTTCTTGGCATTATGTACATCATCAGAAAATCCTATAGCGGTATGTATTCCATTTGCATCAGGAGACTCCGTTATATTTGGATCGAGTGGTACATATAATCTCGCATTTGCATCGGCTAAATAATAATTCTAGCTTATTGGATAGAATGCAGCTCCACCGTTTTGTGAAATCATATATACATGCATACCTTTTTTAACATAAATACTGTTTGTTGCAAATCTATCTGTTTGCCAATCAGCAGACAAGTAGAATGTTGGTGAATCATTATTTTTACCTTCAATAGCGACCATAATGGTTAAAAGAGTGGAGTTGGCTCTTGCTTGAATATATCCATCGCTTGGTAATGTATATTTATTTGATTGTGTATACGAGCTTAGATCTATTGGCATACCTAAACTATTTTTGTCTAACTTGCCATTTACATCACTAATCGCACCTGTGACAGTTCCGTCACCGATTGATGAAATATCAGTATTGCCTATGAGCGTAATTAATGTCTTGATGTTCTTTATCGCAAGGCTAACCTTGCCGATAATTCCGCTGAGTTTCTCACCTGTGGTCGGCTGTGCAAGTTCGGTTGGCTCGGTAAATGTTACGGTTGTGTTGGAAGCATCACCTGTCTTTTTGAGATAATCAGTCAAGTCAATGTTGGCTAATTTTTGGTCGGTAGTGGTCTTGTCGTAGTAATTCACAAGATTATCAACATCTTTTTTGATATATCCAGCGTCATTCTCTAATTCACTAACCTTTGTAGGTATACCTCCTGTTTGCTGTTTTGCCTGCTCCATATAATACTTTGCGTTATCAGTATCTTCTCCTTCTCTTGTTCCGGTTCCACCTATGGCATAAGATTCAGCCAATACAGATTTTGCATTTGCGGATTGCGCATAAGCAGATGCATTTGCGGATTCTACTCTAATATCTGCTAAATAATTAGGCTGTAGCATAGCATCTGTTACTGATCCTGTTTTGATTGAAAAAGAATAAGTCTTATTCTTTCCAGTACCAGTCACGGATACAGCTATGGTTGCAGAATCTTCAAATGTCAACACCGGAATCATAGAACCAATATCAGCTGTAAACTGTGTTCCATCTTCTGTAGTCATGGTAATGATTCCATCATCAGACATGGAAAATTCGACAGGTATTTTTTCAATATTAAGGTCAAAAATTACTTTTTCACCGTTGTATTTTGTAATAGTAATAACACCGGTTGTTTCATCCATAGTCCAATCAGCAATGTTTCCGTTTATTGCAGACTTGTCTACTTTTAAGGCATCCTGTGATACGATACGGTTGTCTAACGCATCAATAGCAGAATCCATCTGATTAAGATTGTATGCATCTAAATCCGTGTTTTCACTGGGGTAATCTTCCCAGTTAATTCTGGTATAAACCTTATTCATTGCCATCTGTAGTTACCTCGTTTTCCTCTTTCATAATCTGCATATCTGATAACTGTTTAGTCTCCGAATATACTTCATACAGTACAAGCCTTTTCACCTCGATAGGCAACGGTGTTTGATTTAATACTGTCACAAGGTTGCTTTTTAATTTCTTAATCTCAAAATTTGCTGCCATATCAATTCTCCCTTACATAGATTTCTTTTCCTTGCTCTTCTGCATACGCATACAGATTTTTGCACAGTTCAGATACCTCATATCCGCTCTGTGCAACCACTGTATCCGACATGTCAATAAGTTGCTTCATAAACTCTTCAAAACCATCGCCATCTTCCGTGCTAAACAATGTTGCATTGATTTCCGTAAACGTGAAAATTCCAATGGTAAAAGCTATATATTGCTGAATTTCTTGCCTTTCTTCCATTACTTCTTTCATTGTTTTTCCAATAATCGTTTGAAGAATAAATATTTTTTTTACCATAATAAATCTCCTACGTCATAAGTGTGACAATTCCAGATGTTGCAGTGAGCAAACCTCCAAGTGATGAAACTCCTGTAATAAAATTAACATTATGTCCAGGATAATCAGCAACATTGGCTGTTTGTGTTACCAAAGATACATCTGATACGGTTCCATTTATATAATTTTTTGTGACACTTAATGTGGCACTTGTCAGTACTGTCTTACTGCCCAATATTTGAGAAGTTGTTGATATGTTTTTTACATATTGTGAATCATATGTTGCTCCATTTCCTACCACTAAAATTCCGCTTACACTTACCATTGAAGCATCAATAGTAAGATATTGTCCCAATCCTTTTATAGATCCTGTGCTTTGCAATAGTTCGTTATAAAATTTAATTTCACCTGATGATACTTCTGTGTAACTCCCGTCTTCTCCTATAGACTTAAAACTACCAGTCATTACTGCATTTTTAGCTGTTATAGTTCCATCTGCTGATATGCTACAGTTATCTGCTTCCAATACAAAACGGTTTCCAGAAATACTTACCTGTCCACTCTCAACGCTCAACTGCGAACTGACATCGCCTTTGGAGACTTTCAGTTTAATTTGATCTGACTGCAAAGATATTGCCGCTGCTAATTCTACTTCTGCATCTTTAGCCCTTTTTGCTTCAAGTTCAATCTTTCCTGCTGTCTGTGTAATCTTCGTATCCAGGCCATTCTCTACATCTTTGATTTCAGACCGAGTTTCCTCAACAGTACGTTCTAACTCATTTGTCTTTCCAAGTAATTGCTTAATATCATATTCATAACCATTTACCTTTTTGGTACGGTATTCTTTACCTTCGCTAAAATAACTGTCTTGCAATTTCTGAATACCATTTAAGGTTCTTTGCATTACATACGTGTAAACTAAATCTGTTTTTGTATTTACTCTGATTCCGTCACCGACTTCTATACAAGGGTTTCCTTGCGCTGTAATTTTTGCCGGTCTGTACCATATTCCGTAAATAATACTAAGGACATTGTCTGCTATGATCTGCAACTCTTTTGCAGATTTTCCATATACCAAAAAATTGTTTTCAATAATATAGCAGTTATTTCCAGTACCGGATATTGCACCAATATCACTTTCAGTCTGTCGAATTTGTAATTTATCAATTTTTTTGCATATATAATCTTCGTATTGGCAAGATATGTAACTGTTGCCCGGAACTTTTGTGACATTTGTGTTAGACTGAGGATATAAACCTTTTTGAGGATATAACCCTTTTTTGGGATACAATCCCTGGCTCATCATCTGCAAAATTATGTACTGAAGTTTTCCATTTCTACCAAAATGTCCAAAACATCCGTTTATTTCACAAATTGCTTCTAATACTTTTTTACCTGACAATTCACTTGGCTTTATAGTTTTTTCAACTAGCATTGAATCGTTTACAAGACTAATTGTCTCCGAATCAATACCTAAATATTCGCAAAAACTGTTTCGAAAATTTAATAATGATAAAGGAAACGCTAAACTGTTGTACCATGCAGATACATCGGCATTTGCAACGTCGTACATTTTGTCATAAGCTGTGATATCTCGATATTTTCTATCTCCGGATTTTTCATCAGATATTACATTATAATCACCATATTGAAACGGTTTTTCAGAATGTCCTCCCAAAATAGAAAAAACACTTAGTTTTTTGTTTTTTAAACTGCTGACGGAATTTGTTACACGAAATTTCAGTTCAGATGCTTCACAACATCCAAAACGTAATTCGTTTTCCGAGCAAAGTCCCTCTTTCAAAGACCATTCCTCGCAGTGCAAATCTGTATTGTCGAGTGTACCGCCATTGAATTTAATAGATATTTCTCTTTTTATGGAATTTTCAAGAAATAATGATTCATATTCGTAATTAATCATATCAATATCCTATAAATGCAATTCTTAATGGTGCATATTGTATATTGTTATCTTTTATAGTTTGTATCTGAGGTTGCGGTTCTGCCATATACGCATCTTGTGTTACATATCCGTTATATTCCAATATAAACGCGGTAATTGAAACTTTTCTTTCCAATTCATTAATATAATTTCTTCGAATCATATCCATAATTTGTCCATATTGTTCATTATCTAACGGTATAGTTTCAAACTCGCACTTGATAGGTACATGAGACAGTGCTTCCCGATGTAACACACCGTTTGCATCCCGGTAAGAATCAAGGTCCTGCACGGATGCATATCCCTTGTATGTTTTTTCTTTTATATACTTCATATTGAATATTTCATTGCCTATTTTTAATAAAAACCCGGAATACAAATTTACACCTCCCAATTAATACTGAAATGCGCTTTTTCCAGTTCGATTTATATAACTGTCATTTCCTTTTTTTACAGCACGAAGAAGTTCAATCTCGTTCATATAAACAACAACATATTCTCCGTTGTTACTTTTCTGAAATGCTCCACTTTCTTGCAATGCTTCAACCAAAGCCTGTTTGATAGTAGATATAGGGGATACAACCTCTGTCTCTCTGTTGTTGTCACCCAGTATAGCTGCAAACTCTCTTGACTGTCTGGGAACAACCGTACCGGTTGCAAGACGGGGCAGTGATACTGGTGTGATGTTAAATCCGATATGCTTTCCACCAATGCCGGGCACTATATCGGGGATGTCAAAACTAATTGCATTCAGCGCACCAATGATTCTGTTTATGCTTCCCTCAACTATATCAATGATGACATTAAGGATGCCCTTAAGGACATCTTTCACACCTTCCCATGCCTGCTTCCAATTTCCGGTGAATACTCCAGTGATAAACTTGATCAAACCGCTTAAAATATCAATTACATGGGATATAATATTTTTAACCATTGTCAGAAAAGGCTTTAACTGACCAGACATAGCCTGGATGCATACCTTCCATTTTATTGATACAAGGTTCAATACGTTTTTCAGAAACTCAAATATAGTTCCAATTTCTTCCGATTTTTCCACGAACATATTTCCCATGTCGGAGAAAAATTGAGACACATCGTTCAATATTCCAACAAATGTCTCTCCGAGGAATGCTGCGAATGGAGCAAACACTTCGTTCCATATTTCACTCAGATACGGAGAGATCACTTCAAATGCCTTATTGCAAGCTTCTACTGCACTGGCCAACAGATTAAAAAATGTCGGGAGTGCATCTTCAATCACAAAACTACCGAGCGGTTCTAAAACGTTCTCAAGTAGCCACAAAAGGCCTTTTCCGATATTATCTGCCAATGGCTCAATGGCTGTTTTTAGTTTTTCAAAGCTGTCAATCAGCGGTTGGAAATCAATATTTTTAAACCAGTTCTGCAGACTTTCTTTTATCGGATCAAGAATGGATTTCAGTTTGCCTGCCAATCCAGCAATCTTGCTCTCAATCGGTGAAACCTCAAACATATCGTTGGGAGACACTGTACCTCCTGCACCGCTGCTGTCCTGCTTGGACTGGTTATTCAGTTCATCAATGCTTGCCAATGATCCTTTTGCTTTTTTTGCCGCCGCCGCGGTCCCATTAAGGCTCTTTGCATAGTTCTCTTGCACCTTGATAGCCTTTGTGAAGGTACTTGCTCCGGTCAGTGCCGCAAAAAACTGACCGACATAATTCATGGCAGTGCTCAACAATCTGATAAGCCTTGTCAGAATCGGTTCTATTACCGTCAGAATCGGTGCAAATGCCACAGCAAAGCTGTTCTTTAACTGCGTGAGAGCCGATTTAAGGTTGCTCAATGCCGTGTTGGTAGGATTTACCCCATCATTGAATTGAGCAAGGTTCTTGAAGCCTTCAACCATTGCAGAGCGCAACTTATTGATAAGTGCTATCAGACTTTGAACTCCAAAAACATATTTAAGCATGGTTTTTAAACCAACTTTGAAACCTCCACTGCTTTTTTTAGCAGAATCTCCCATTTTTCTGATAGATTTAGATGCTTTTTCAGAAGCGTCTCTGATATTCTTAATACTATTTGCCTTATCTTCCATTCCGTTTTTAGAATTTTCCAAAGACTGTATTTCTGCATTAAGTCCAGATATGTTATTTTTTGCCCTATCTATTTCAGAAACAAGTGTATTGTAATACTTCAAATCATCTTGACTTGGAGCAATTCCAATTTCTTTAGATGTGGAAAAAATTCTATCCATTCTTTCTTTTGTTGCTTCCAAATTTTTTATATAGGACTCTAAATTAGAAATTTCCTTTTTAGCTTGGTCTATTCTAATTTCAGTATCAATTACAACAGCATTATTTGCCACACGCACCGCCTATCCGAGCAGTTCCTTGAGGGCCTTTTCATCTTCATCGCGCTCCCGCTTCTCTTGCTCTGTCAATTTATCCTTAAGCAGTACAACATCCTTGTTGTCCCGGATGTAATCCTGCTCCCACTTTTCTAATTTCTTCCCGGTGGCTCTTTTCTGCCGGATGGATAGGATATGAGTAAAAGTACACTCGCCTATCTCCATGTACGCTGACAGAAATGTCCACCAGTGCATATATTTGTCCGCGCGGATTTCTCTACCAACCACACGGTTTACTGCCGGGATGATTAGTGTTGCATCCTGCTCCCAGTCCATTACCCGCGGACTTGGTTTGTCCGTCTTTTCGACACCCATGTCAATAAATTCCGCGACACCTTTGAATGCATCTTCCAAATCTTCATTAGGTATGCTGTCGGGATCCTCAAACATGATCTGCCGGATAATCTCACTTTGGATGTAATTTGTTTCTTCCGGTGTATCACCGGTCATATCCTTGTCAGATAGGGCGGTCAGCACATCCAACACCGCCCTATAATCTGTCCTGATAGGATATTCATGTCCGTTTGCTGTCACGGATGTAGGCAATTCCCATAGATTCATTCCAAACCTCACTTATGGTACTTACTGGTATACTGGTTGATTTTGGTCTGTACCTTTTTAAACCGCTTGCCGGTCTCTGATTCAATCAGCTTGCCGATAGCATTGAGCACGTTCTCCACAAAAAACTCACCGTTGGCCAGAACAGTAAATGGGGATGTGATGGAAAAGAAACTCTGCGATACGTTAGAATTGAACAGATAGTCAATCTGCTTATCCAGTTCTTCTTCCATTTCTTTCACAATGTCCACAATATCCTTGCGCTCATCCACATTGTCTGCGATATGGCTCACTGCTTCAGCTACGTGCTCATACCGCTTGACCAGTTCCACATCCGCAGGATTCATTTCAAACTTACCGAGCACGGTTCCGTTCTTGTCCTCAATGGTGTACTGTTCAAGTCCTCTATCAACTACGATTTTTCCCATATTCTTTCATCCTCTCTTTCTTATTCTGTGTCGCCTGCTGTGAATGTAGGCACCTTAGCAGCAATGGTTGCGGTTCCTTTGGTTCGGTTTCCGTCATACCAAAGATTGAAGTTGATCCCCAGCCCGGAAGTATCACCGCCATAAGAAGTGATCTCCACCTTGCCATCCTCTTCCCATGCATCGTATTTATTTCCGGCATCAGTCTTGTCAATCAGTACTTCAAGGATTTTCACCTTGCAGTCATCACCGGACTTGCGATTCATAGCAATATCCTTAAGGAAATCGTAAATGGAATCTGTCGGATCCGCGTGATACGGTTCGACACTGACCTGGGGAGAATACCCCGTATCGCTAACAGAAACATCACCGGTGACATCGCGGGTCTGCTCAAAAGAGCCATTCATTTCGACACTCATGTCGTCAATTCCTTTTCCCAGCAAGTAATATGCCGGGGAAAGAGTACCGCTTGCCGGCTTCATGTACAGTGCGTGTGCTTCTCGCTTTAATTTAGACATAAAAAATAACCTCCTACCTATAACTGTTTGAGTGATTAGGTTAGCGAGCGGCTTCCATATTGCCGCCCGATCGACTTCTACAAGTCAAATTCATTTTTATAAGTTGCTGTGATGTTAATGATCCAGTTCTCTGCCTTGTCCTCGTTAATAGAATCAAGGTATGAAGGACTTACTCTCTGTATCTGCTTGAACTCCCTATCCCCCGTAAGAATCGGATACTCTTCCAACCGATACTCTGCATCATTTACCGTTATGGTCTGCCGTTCCAACCATCTACCAAGATTATCAAGCCACTCCTTGACCTTTGCTTTTCGGCTCTCCGATAGTCCGCTTGCCCGGTAAACCACGATAAACGGGTAATCGCAGGTCTGCTCCACATGGCCAGTCACATCCGTCTTTTCCTGTCGAATTGCACTTCCTGTTGACGGGAACACTGCTTTCCCTTTGGAATCCCCCAGTGTAGCGTATTCGATGGAATCTCCCGGAGACAGTCCAGGATACTGGTTGATAAGGTCCATCAGAGCGGTTGTGACTACTTCTTGTCCGTCAAGATCATATCTTATTTCTTCTTTTTTCTCTTCCATGATCCACCTACTTTCCAGTGATCTCAAAATGCGGTATAACTCCCAGTTTTGACACGGAAGTTACGGCATACACACCGTCATAGGTGCTGTTCATGTAATCGTAAAATCCGTTCTCATAGTCATCATCCGCAATGGGATCTTCCGTCCATTCCCCCACATAAAAAAAATCGAATTTCTCACCCGGTGTGAATGTGATTGTCTGTGGCAGAAGATCATTTGTCTGTCTGTCCCATGCCTTTGGAGTAAGATAGCTTTTTCCGGCAATCATATCTCCTGCATCGTACCGAACATTCAGAACCACATTGTCCTTGGACTCTTCCCCGTACTTCTGGACGATAGCAGAACGGTCCGCCATGACATTTACATCATGCAAAACAGTAGGGTACCACATATCCCCCAAACGGCTCTCATATCGGTTGAAAATCGTTACTGTATCGGAATACATAGCACCCTACCTCTTTACTCTTCTTTATTAAATCTTTTCCACAGTTCCGAGAATTTCTCCCAACCGTACATAGCCACAAATGCTACGATAAATCCGGCAACGATAGCTGCAAGGATCATGTACCATAAGATAGCCTGTTGGATGTACTGCATATATGCAATGAATACAACCACAGTCAGTCCGATGGAAAGGACAAACACGAGAATGTCTGTCGGAATCTTGGAAAGAAAACTTACACCCTTGAATACCTGGGTAATTAAGGACACAAGGAATGCCAATATTCCGATAATGGTTAATAACTGTGCAATACTTGTAATTGCAATTTCCATGTTACACCTCCACATAATAAGGATATGCTCCACCAAACAGAAGATTTACTCCGTTTTTGTCTTTTGTACCTCTCAGGTATTCGTTGATGGTATCCGCGTATAGTCTTGATTGTGCAGATTTGTCTGACAAGACCTTGCCTATCAGGCCACTACCAGTATCATAAGAGATACTTTCGTTTCCGGCCGATACGGATTTCACTGTCTTATTGCCCTCTGCTTCTGTTTCTGCCTTTTCAATCTTTGCCATGATGTCCACCAAAGCACATTCACAGCGTTTTACTGCTTCGGCATCGTATGCCACATCCGGGAATGCAAAATCCAGCTTGCATCTACCATCAACACCCGTCACAGCATTCTTGACAAGCTTTTCAGCGTTCCAAATGAGCCGATTAAAAACCGTCTCATCAACAGTAGTCCCGTATAAAGTTTTGTAAAACTCATAGTCTACATACATACTGATTTACCCCTGTTTTGCTAAAAACTCGTCAATAATGTCTGCCTTCTTCGTCTTGGTTATGCTATAGCCCAACTCATCAGCCAAAAATCTGATTTCAGCAACCGTCATGCCATTCAGATCTTCGGCTGTGTATCTGCTTAAGCTATAGCCTGTTATTCCCCCAGGCTTGCCGCTGCCGCCTGAGTAATGGTTCCCTTAATGACACCCTTGTCATTATCTGCGAAAATATTAATTCCGGATAAAACAGTGTCATCAGCGGTCAGCCTGTCGTAATCTGCGTATTCATGGACCGCAATAAATCCAGTCTCGTCAGAGTAGAAAGCGAATGCCTTTGCAAGATCACTTTCGTTGGCAGGAACATAGTAACCTACGATGTTCTCTTTTGCAGTGGCAAAAAAGGTGTTCTTGGTAATACTGCTATTCATGATCACGGTTCCAAGACCCAGGAAGTTCTCGACATAATTGAAACCAAAAGCAGTCTGTACAGTAATATTTGCCTTGCCAAGGTAATCAGCGACATCTTCCGCATTTACGAAAAATACAGTTTCTACATTGTCATTTTCGTAAATGTTCTGAAGTTTGCCCCACGCATCAGCAAAAGCTGCCTGCGCTCCCACACCAGTAGCAGTGGGCTGTCCAACAATAGTAAGGGATGTAATAATATTTTTTCTGATGCCGGACTGAATGTCCTGGAGCATCTTTTCTGTCGTCTCATTGTGTGCCTGCTCATACCCCTTATCCAAAATAGCTTCTGCGGTAGTGGCTTTTCTCCATTTTCCAAGAACAATCTCCCCAATAGGGGTATCAACCGTGCTATACTTAGACAGAGGAATGATTTCACCCTCAGGAACAGTACCGTCCTGCAGGGTACCAGTTACAGTATGTCTCTTAAGCATTGTTCCTGCCTGCTTAGGAATCAGTCTCATAATTCCCAGCAGCTCCATCAGCTTTTTGATGGAATAGCCAAAACGAGAAACAAAATCAATCTGACGAACAGTGACAAGGTTTTCGCTTTTAATCAGGTTTTCTTCTGCGGCTGTCGTAATGTTTGCCATAAAAATACCTCCAATAGTTTTTGTTGGTTAGCGATCCGCTCAAATTGCGAACCGGTTATTGATTTACTGGAAAAGCTGCGGGTTTTCAGCAATTAATTTCTGTCTTTCCGCTGTACCGTAAATAAATTTTCCAGTCTTAGGATCTGTGGCATAGATATCTTCTTTGGACTTGATACCGCCACCATTGTTACCACCCTTATTTACGCTTGTAAAATGGGGAGTAACACTATTCTCTGCCTTGAACAGCATCTTGCTGTCTTCGGCTTCTGACAGAGCCTTAATAGCACTTTCAATATCAGATTTCTGATTCTTGGATGCTTTCAGAGTGGGAATGTCAAGGCATCCCATGATAGCCTTTTCATTCAGACCGTTGGCAGATTTGATAGCTTCTTTCAGCAGATCATCGAAATCTCTGTCTGCAATCTTCTGATTATAATCTTTCTCTGCATCTTCTGCCTTTTTCTTCCAGTCCTTGATAGACTGGTTCAGCTTCTCAACATCAACCCCATCAAAACTCTTTAAGGTCTCTTCTGCGGAATCTGCCCTGCCTTTTTCATTGTCACGCTCCGCGGTCATATCGTCCAACTTCTTCTGAATTTTGTCGATATCCTTTCCGTTCTCAGCCATGACAAAATTGATCTGCTCCTGAGTTAATCCCTGTGCTTTTAATTCCTCTGTTTTCATACAATCCTCCATATTAGGTTGTTTTAGGTCTGTAACCATCGACCATGTTGTTGTGTATGCTTGTCATTTTAGGTCTGCCGACCAAACCGCATGAATCGGAATCGAACCGATATTGCACCATTTCCACAGTGCAGTTTTTGCCATTAAACTATCATGCAGGGCTTTCGCCTTTAGGAGAGGTCTGAAAGAAATATATGGTTGCCTGCGATTTAATTTTATCACACTTGTTATTTTATGTAAATATTAAATATCTAGTGTTTTTATATCACATGTTATTTTGCATAAAAAGAGAGCAGTTTTACCTGCCCTCTTCTGATTTTACATTCTTTCAAGCATCTTAATGTACTTGTCGATGGTCTCACGTTCTTCTGGAGTATCAGCATCACGCTTAAGTTCTTTCAGCTTGTTATGCATATCTCCCATGAAGTCCTCAAGATCGGCAAGCATACTCTGCTTACTGGCCATAGAATGGTCATTCCGGTACATCCGCTTGCTGTCCATGTATCTTCTCTCAGAGTAATCACCGTCATCGTAAGAGTTCCCATCATCGTATCTGCGGGAATACCGTCCCATGCTGTCTCTCTTGGCTCTCATCCGCCCTCTTGCCTGGCTGTATCGGTCATCATCGTACTCTTCCATTCCCTCAACAGTCTTGAGATCCTTGTACATATCAATCAGCTTGAATGCGGTATCAAGGTTTCCAGTGGTCAACCCCTTGTCCGCAATCTTGTCGATTTCCTCGCAAATTACATCTAACATCTTATCATGTCTCATCATGCTCACCTCACATTCTCGACACGCAGAGTGCCGCTTACTGTCACACCTGCAGTATCAATCTGCAAACCAACATTCGCAACATTAGGATACTGCGCCAGTACGGTTCTGATCGCATCTACAATCGGCACCGTCACAAATCCAGCAGCTGTGGTGGTGGCTGTTACTGTCGTACCAGTAGCAACACCGTCTGCCAGAACTGACACGACAACATTACCGGCAACCCCGGACAGTGTAAGCGCGGCATCAATGTCCCACAGACCGCCAGTCCGCAGAGACAAAAGGCCGTTGCTGTTTGTGATTTTACTGTTGGTATTTTTTACAGTCTGGAATGGGATATACTGTCCAACCACAGAAGTCCATCCCGTTACTCTTCCTAAGAACATAATATTCACCTCTTTCTGTCAGAAAAAGGGCGCACCCGCAGGCACACCCTATTCCCGAATAAGCCTTACGCTCCGATTACTCGCTATGCAATTGTGGTACCGTTATAATACCCGGCATAAGTCTGTCCACAGCAACAGTACGGGTTCTGTACCACGTATGCAGGTGTAGGACTGGGTCTCAACTGGTTTACAAGGTACTGGTTCTGTGCGCTCTGAGATGCCGCAAGCTGTAAGGAATTGATCTGCTGATTCTGCTCAGCAATACGCTGATTAAGAGCCTCAACCTTGTTAGCCTGGATTGCTTCAAGGATTGCACGGGTTCCTGCGTTCTGACTCTCGATAATATCTCTAGTGTTGTTAGAGTTATTGAAATTCGTCTGGCAGAAGCCACTCTGAATCGCATTGTTGGTGGTGTTAGCGTTCTGCAGTGCATCATAGCGGTTCTGGCAGCAACAATCTGCGATCTGAGTCTGCAAACCGTTGAATCCCTGCATCAGTGCCACATTGGTAGCATTGCCCTGTGTTAAGATGTTGTTGTTTACACCATTGATAAGCTGTGCCTGCGTGTAAAAACCATCACACATCCCGGTGTTGACACTATCAATCTTGCGCTCGATGTTGGCAAAGTCGGAAGTTAAAATGTATCCGTCTGTTGCGGATCCAGAACCACCGCCAAAGCCGAAGCCATTTCTGCCCCAACCGAAAATCAGGAACAAAACGATCCACCATGCACCGTTACCGCCCCACATACCATCATCGTTACTGTTTCTGTTACCCTGTAAGAGAGCAACATCACTTGCTGATAATCCGTCTGTCATTATAATCTCCTCCGATTATGATTTATTTGCTTAAAGCCGTGTCGACCCGACTTATTGCCGTAGTAAATATTGCATTTGCTGTGCCATTTGCTGTGCCTGGTTAAGCTGTTGCTGATTGATTTTTCCCGACCGGAGCATATCCATCAACATGGTTTGAGGATTAACTCCATGCATCTGCCGGCAGAATTGATTAAACTGCTGCACCATAGACATAGGGCTGTCTTGATTAACCTGATTGTACAAAGAGTTACTCATTCTCTGTCACCTCTTTCTTTCTAACAGCCGGCTTGCTGGATGATTTTACTTGTCTTTCCAACTCCTCATATTTTGCCTTTAAATCGTAAAATTCGTTCCGTGTGATAAAATCATCACTGGATTGATTTAAGACGCTCTGTAAGCCTTGTGGAGCGTTCTGCGTGCGTTCTGTGTAATCAAATACCCGTAGTGGCAAAGGCATACCGCTTGCATCTGCTGATTTGAGGTAAAAACACTGGCTCTCGCTGTCCATCAGTAATACAGATTCCCCTCTGCCAACGATCCATGACTTTGCACCGCTTTCTCCAGACACCCAGTTAATCCCATTAGATGAGGGAGCAGGATAGGATGCTTGCGATTGCATAGTCGGTAAAGCCTGTGGCTGATAGCCGGTCTGATAATTCATGTAAGGGTTCTGCGGATACGGCATTGTTCTTTTCCTCCAGTCTATTCAGTTCGTCCATGATATCCCTATCATCCGTGGATAAATAGAGATTGCTATAACCTTTTTTCATACTTTGATTTTAAGGTATAAAAAAAGAGCCTACCATTTCGGTAAACTCTCTAAAAAGTGTCACATCATGCGCCATACATAAGAAATCTATCTCTAAAAAGAGCATCGTTTAATGCCTTTTCAAGTTCATCTTTATAGACAAATGGACTTAATGGGCTTTCGATCCGCTCTCGGAGAATCGGCATTGATGCACTTGCAGAAGCATTCTGCACTGCATCCGCACACGCTTTCGGTGGCAACTCTGCCAATGCATACATTTCCATTCTCTTATGGCCGCATGAATTTACTTGCGGACAAGCCTCACATTTTTTTGATAATTTACTCAAACTATATCCCATTATTAACTCTCCATATCTTTTCTTTTATTCGCTTATTTAGCCTATTGGCAGTACTGAGAGACACATTCATTCGCTCAGCACATTCTTCCAGTGGTACATCCACGCACCGCATGTCAAACAGTGTGCGCTCATCCTCTGTAAAATTACATTCTGCCAGTAGATACCTGATTTCCGGCATTGTAAATTCACAGATTTTCAATTTTTATCCCCCACTATTTGGAATCCGCAAGATATTTAATCATGCTATCCTTGGTTTTTTTCAGATTTTCCACGTTGTTACCGGTTAACTGAGCATCAATCATGGCTATCATTCCTTGGCAGAGAAGAGACTGCGCATTTTTTATAGCTTCTATGGATTCATAATCATTATCAGCTTTCTTTTCCAACTCTTCAACACGCTTTCCCAGTTTAACCGCTGGATTAATAGCTTTCCATACAATAGCAACCGCACCGCCCACAATCGAAACACCGCCACAAATCGAAAGAAATGTGTTCAAAAACTCCATAATGATTATTCTCCTTTTGTACTTTTATTTCTGCCAGTAATACAGTGGTACTTCCCGCCCGGAATCCCACGAATCATAATAAACACCGTCGATTACACAGACAACATGCCCTTGCATTGCAAGGATGTAAATACCGTCCGTGTGCTCTTCGGAAAATTCCTCTACCGTGCAGTCGCAATCACAGATTTTACGGTGATATCTCTTGTCTGCAAGCAGTTTACCCCATACACGGTTGGCAGATGGCATATCCTTCAGCCAGTAGGCATATGCGACCAGTTCCGAAAAGCACTTGTCCCAGTCCATGCAAAAAGCCTTGCACAGTGCCCGGACAACACAGTCACCGACCGTTGCTCCGTTCGGATTCGGATTATAATATGTGTACATCATATCACCCCTATTCCCAGTCTGTCAGAATAATATGGCAGACCGTATTTTTTGCAATGTTCCTGGTACTTCTCGACAGCTTTCTTAATTTTTTCTGTCAAGAGTGCAATCTTGGCATCCGTGTCCTTATTCCGTGGTATCTGCTGCAGAGCCTTCCTCTCACCTTTCATTCTACGGATGCTACGCTCCATTTCCCGCTGTTTCTGCTCATGCCGATACCGCTCTTCATTCTCTTTCGGGTCAATCGGCTCATCATGATTGATATTGATTTCCGGAAGCCACATTTGAAACGTATGGCGGCAGTTTATGCCGATAATTCCCTCAATCTGACCATATCCGCAAGTTTCCACAAAGTCAGGATAGTTATATTTCTTTTCTACCATGAGTTTCTGCTTTAATTCTTGCAAATAACCAAATTCGTCATCCTGTATCGGAACAGATGTCATGTTTTTGCTAAGAACATCCTTTGTCCAGTCAAGGGAATAAATCTTACCTTGCCACCATGAATGGTTTTTGTAATCGTCATTCTTGGTAACTCTCGCTCCCAAATGCTGACTGACTTTTACATACTGGATTCCCATTTCTGCGCAGCGGGTAAGAATAATCTCGCTGTTTGCCTGGTTGATTCCAGTGCGAACTGCCCTTGCAATAGCAACATCAATCTTATCTGTGTGCTTGGTGGGATATTCTACTGTCGTGATTCCTTGTTTAGCAAGCTTTTCTACAACCTCATTGACAGCTTGCTGTACCGGCACTCCCGCCTGTGCTTTCATAAAAGCATCGTCACAAGCTTGTATATATTCATTCTGCACAGATATCGCAGTGGTCTTGGTCAGATTTCTGACAGTGCCATTTGTGCGCTTGTATGCGTTTTCCAGTTTCATGATCTCCATACGGGTCATGTTCAGATCCTTGGCAGACCGCGGAATGTTTTCAAAAGTATATTCCGGCATCTCCCGGTTGATGTTGTACTCATGGATCATCAGTTTGGAAAACTCATAGTTGTATGCTGCTATGGTGTTAGCAGATTCCAAAAAGGCCTTATGGATCTCTGAGGATATATCCGGCAGTGCATCCTCTATGGTCTTTCGAATCTCGTCCAGCGTGTATCCGCTCTGCACAATCTGATGCAATTTATGTATGGTAGACGGCATCAATATGTCTTTGCCGGAGTAAAAGGCTTCTACGATCTTTTTTACTACCTCTTTCAGCAACTGGTTGTTCAGACGATTGACCGCCAGTTCTACCCCTTGGATCACCTCATTCAAATATTCAGGAGTTATCAATTATTCAAGTCACTCCCTTCTAATACCCGTCTGACTACCTCCACCCAGTCATCACCGTATCTCTCAATAGCTTCCACATCCCACAGAGAGATTGCTTCAGGGTTTGTATAGTTTAGCGGTTCACCGCTTGGAATCTTAGTTACTTTTTTTCGGCTCCACCATTGTCCCTCTTTATCCGGCAATATACCGTAAAAGCCACCAACCCGCCACACCGGGTCAATGTATTTCTCACCCATGTACATATAATGGGCATACGGCAGAGTAGGGTCGTACACATGGACTTCACCCGATCCGGCAGACACTTCATTTAGAGCGTTGGTCCTGCGGATCAGTTCCCCGTCTCTCCGCGGCATATGCCGTTTCATATCGTCCCATACCTGGTTGTCCAGCGCAAGCTGTGCCCGGTCAAGAGCCGCTCCCAGTGGTTGGAAGTTAATATCTATCCGAATACCCTTTTCTGTCCGATGGATAGAGTACTTATGAAATTCTGATGCATAGTAATTCTTATCATGTGCCACTCTATCACCCCTTTAGGATTTTTTTAGAAAGGAGGCTATAACCGCTTATTCTCTCACTTCTCGGTCAGCGCAAATGCAGAAGATGATAAGTTATTTGTGTTCTATCATGCTTAAATGGTAAAAGAGCAATCAAGTTACTCTGGAAACAGCATTTCTTCCTTGGGCTGGGCTTCATCAACCATAGCTTTGGCTTCTTCTTCGCTCATACCCTCAAATTTCTCAAAAAACATCCATGCCGGGACTTTGCCCGCTTGAACATATTGCCACCACCGCAGGCGGTCTTCTTCTCGATTATATGTAATATCTCCGAAGTCATATGTTACTTCATATGTTCCGGCAGGAGCCAATCCGTAAAGCGTAGCCATCACATCCAATGCATAGATGGTATCATCCAAACAGTCCTCTAATTTGTCCCGGACATCCTTGATAAACTGGATTGTTCTGCGGTCATCTGATTCTACCTGCGTGGCGGTAACCATACCAGTTTTTTGATTAAACACAAAATAGCCATTACTAAATCCAATCTTATAGCCGATCTGCGACAGAATAGCATTGATTCCATCCAGTCGGGTCTGTGTCTGCAGTGTGGGATTGATCTCCTGGTAGAAATCATCTGATCCGTTGCCATCTACCACCTTGACATAATCCGGCATCCCCATCTTCTCTTTCATCCTGCCTGCAGCAATAGTGGGGTCAAGTCTAAACAGCTCTGAAGCCTGGAAAGGGAACAGTTTGTCAGAATCCATCAACACTGTGCGCTTGCTATCCACGATCTCCTTGCTGTTCCGGCTGTAAGCAATATCAAGGTCTTTCAGTTCCTCGATAGCTTCTGCGAAGATAGGCATAGACAGCGGACTGCTGATGTCAATGTTATTCGCCTGTGGAGTGCGCAGGACACCATATAAAGGCTGTTCTATTCCACCTATCACAGCACTTTCAAGCAATCCATTCCACGGTGTCTCGGATATATCCACCTTTTTGTATGTATCGTCCTTGCTTTTACCCTCATAGCACACGTTGTCTATCAGATAAGAGCCATTATCGGCAAATCTGTGATATTCCAGTCGTGTATACCACAGATCTTTTTTGACCTTTTCGGAAAAATAAAAGATAACACCAGTTATTTTATCATTCACACATTCCGTCACCAAAAATCTGTCAGGTGTGAACAGATCAATCCCTGTGCCGTTTGGCTTAATGATCACTGTGCCGTACACGCAGCCATATTCTACCCAGTGCCGGAGATTAAAATACACATTCTCAATCTGCTGTTGCAACCAATCCGCTCGCGCAGAGCCATCAACCGTGATCCCGATTGCGAGAGTGGCAAGTCGCGCAACCTCGGAGCAGATAGACTTCGCAAAGTTGATAGTTTTGACATGGTCTTTCTCGTTAACCCATTCCGGTTTACCCTGATAGATTTGCACACACTGCTTGATAAATTTGTCCATCGTGTCCGTGTTGATGGCATCCACCAGAAATTCATCTTCCGCTTTTCTCTTTAACAGCATATTTACCCATCCTTTTATAGTCTGAATCAATCCCATTTAGTTATCCTCTTTTATATCATCAAACGCTTTATTGACTATAGGTATAATGTGAGCAATCCAATCGACTAAGTCCTCATTGTTTCCATATGCCACACCGCATTCTTGCGCTACGGCATGGATCAGTTCATGTCTAACAACATGATCCGTTCTTATTTGCTTTGACTCTTCAGAAATTCCACCCATATATTCCGTTGCTCTGACGATGATTTCTTTGTCAAAAACTCTGCAAAGACCATCATTTTCTCCCAATTCTGGGTTATTAAGGTCATCAACCTTGAAAGAGTATGGTGTGCCTAATATGTTTACCGTCTTCATCATGCGCTGTTACCTCTCTTCATTGATAGCGGACTCGTTGCATATCTGATAGCATCAATCCAATGGTCATTCCCATCTGGATAATCTGATATAACTTCCCCATTGCCATCCACTTCGTGTTCGTAAGATATAATCTCATTATATGCCCTCGGTGTTCGTGCCGGGTCTATCACAATGGTTCTGCACTGCAACCATTCGAAGGTGTATTTACGGCTCCCAGGAGTTACGATAGCTTTCCTTGCCGGAAGTCCGGCATCTCTAAAATCTAAAATGCTTTCTTCTTCGTCAACACCACACATAATCCTTACATCATCGTAATTTTTATCAATAATCTGCCTTGCCATGTCAGTATTGCGAATTTTATTTCCGCCAAGTTCGTCAAGAAGAATGACTTGCTCCTTGTTCGGCAGATATGCAAGTCTAATAAATGCCTTTGGATCTGGGAACCATCCCCAGTCTTGACCTTGGTATATCGACTGATAAGTTTTAATTTCGTCATCAGATATGGACCTAATTTCCAACAATTCAAATATGTTTGTACCAAGTCCAACAGGAAGTCCTAAATACTCATGGTTGTACGCTCTTTCATTGGTCTTTTTAAGGTGCATTGCATCATCAACAAACTGTTGTCCAAGCCATTCGATGGGGATCATCGTGTAATCTGTGTGTAGTCTGTAACTATCCTCTCTTGATTCGTCAACATATTTGTTTGCCCAGTTTGTTCTGCTAATAGGTGGATTAAATGATTTAAATACGACAAACTTACTTCCTCCACGGAGAACTGACTGCTGTACTGTTCTTATTTCTTCGATTCCAGCAAATTCGTCCAATTCTTCGAACCAAAGGTATTTGAAATAACCTTTGCTCGATTTAATAGATTTCGTTTTCTTTGCTTTGTCCAACCCTCTAAATATTATCTTTTGCCCGGTTGGTTTGTACACAAATTGCAATGGGCTTACTTTTGCTTCCCACAAACAAGACACCTCAAGGGCATCTATTGCCCATTGAATCTGCTCGTAAACTGATTCTCTGAGAGTGACAGCATATTTTCTGAAGATAACCGCATTTGTTAACTTCTCTTCCATTGCATCATTCATCATTCCATAAACGATTTCAACCGACACGGCAGAAGATTTAGCAGAACCTCTTCCACCATATAAATCATAATATGTGTGATTTCCGTCTAAAATATCCCAATGCAAATTGTAATAGCATGGTGCAATCAAATCAGTCAGATCTACTGTTGTCTGGTCTTGGAATGTTGTTGACAATAGTGACCCCTCCTTGCTCTGATTTATTCTCTATGTCAATTATTCTTTTTGCCAATTCCTTTGCGGCATCTTTTCTGTCAGAAAGGCTTGGTGGCAAATCAAAAGCATCTAACACCTCACCACGCATAACGGAAGTAAAAAACTGCATGATTTCATCTCCCGTGGCAACCCTTTTTTCTTCTGTTGGCTTTACTCGTTCCGCAATATATTCGCATATAGACGGCTTTGTTAAGTTTTCCGTAGCTATTTGTCTGCAGCTATCTTCTGAATATCCAGCTCTTCTGGCAGCTTCTGTACCATTGCCGCATTCGATATAATAATCAGCAAATAATTTTTGCCTTTCCGTTAGCTTTCTTGCCATTCGCTCACCGCCTTATAAATATCTAACAAGCACATAATAATATCAATGATAGAGCAAGAAGATATTATTTCGTAATCCGTTATTTTCCATTCTAATTTCTTTTTTGAAAAATAAGTTATGGGAGTTAAAACCTTGTAACATGTAATCATTCTTCCTTGATCATCAGAGTAGAATTGACATGTATTGATTTTTACGATAAATCCTTTTTTGATAATAGCAGTTTGCAATTTTTTCATTCTACCTTTTATGCTCATAAAATACCTCACAATATCTACTATTACATTATAATTATATAACATACGTTATTACTTTTCAACAACAACCGTTATTTTTTACTTAGCAACACATATTTAAAATAATAATCGGAAGTTGCGCTGAAAACCTTTTGACATCATCCGACAAAAAGACCTATGATTTTATTGCAACAGATAACCGACCACCAAAGGAGAAAGATATGGACAAACAGAAGTTGCTGGAGTATGCACAGTATGGATGTGCTCAGAAAATGAATGACTATCGGATTCTAGCAGAAAAGGCAGGATCCGCAATAAAAGCTGACACAGCTTACACGCTCTATCAGCAAGCGCAGGAGGACTGCCAGGAAATCAACAGAATGATTGCAGAAAAATAGGGAGAGTGTTATGCTCTCCCTATTCTATTCACTTATCTTATGCTACTCTATTGTACTTATGCTGCATCTCCTCTATATCATCCACAAGATAATATTGTACTGTCATGTCCGGCTTTGCATGTCCCATCAATTTACTCACCAGCAAGACATCTCCCGTTTTGCGGTATAATACGCTTGCAAATGTCTTGCGATACACATGCACGGTTGCTGTGATCCTGGTTACTCCTCCACGGACAGCCATCTCCTTAGCCAGCTTTTCGATGCCGTAAGTGCGCATCCGGTTATACGGTGCCCGATCAGCCAAAAACAGAGGATCTGTTCCCGGTCTGTCCCCGATATAATTTCTCAGTGCCATCACAGCTACCGGAGTGAGCATTCCTGTGCGGTAAGTATCCGTCTTTTCGGCATAAATAGATACCTGCCTGTGCACCAAATCAATATCTGACACATTCAGAGCGGAGATCTCGCCTACACGCATACCAGTACAGATCATCAGTTCAAAGAGTGCTTTTTCTTTCGGCGTCTGCAGCGCATAACGGATAGTTTCAACCTCTTCATCCGTCAGGCGCACCTTCTTCTTTTTTACCTGCTTCACACGATCCACACCGTCAATGATATTATTCTGGATATGCTGTTTACGGAATGCCCAGCCGAAGAACGTGCAGAGATACCGGTATATGGTGGACTTATAATTTTGGCTGATATGATCCCGGTAACTCCTGATAGCAAGGTAATCTGTGATATCCTGTGCAGTAATTGCTTTGTAATTTTTGCCAACATGGTCAAAAAACTTACTGATGATACCGATATAGCTGCGAATTGTGCCTTTATGCAGTCCTGCCGCTACTCCATCGACGCAGTATCTCTGCATCAGCCAATCGTTATCGTGATCTACGACAACCGGCAATTGTTTACTCTCTACCAGCTCGAAGTCCTGCATTTTTACATAAAGCGTAATCTTCATCCGGTCGATCTGTTCCTTGGTCATGCTGTCACGTAATTCATAGGCTACGTCGTTGATTAAATCGTTTTTAGTCATATGCGCACCTCTTTCGTATTGCCTAAGGTATCACATTATGGTATGATATCCTTAAGCAGTTGAGCGGTACAGTCTACTTTGGTCGGTGGGTGTACCGCTGTTTTTATGTAACAGACCATTGACAGATATTTCCAGTCATGGTATTATTTGTTTGAAGAGAACAAATGTTCTGTATTCGTGGATTCGTCCCGGTGCAGGACATTTTGTTTTATCAAGGATTTAATTTCACTCGCTTGTAAATATAATCACCCAGATAAATGATGCCATCGTAAAAATCTTTTGAATGCTTAGTTAAATCAATCTTGACTCTTTCATCTGAGAAAAATTCTGACATTAATCCGCATAACTTTGCCTGTTCAGAAGCCCTACCAGCAAAGAAAGCTGCAGATGTCAATAAAAGTATTCCTATGATTCCTCCCATTATCTTCTCCTTTACTTTTTGTCCGTCAAATCTCTACCGCACAGCGGGCAGTTTTTTATTTTTATTGCTCCCATCGGCTCGTTTTCACTATTGGCAAAGAGCATATAATTTTCTGCCCCCAGCCTAATAGTTCCATGTTTGCCGCTTACATTTGCATACTTCTCGCAAAAATCACACATTTCCGCTCTCCTTCACTAACTTTCAGTTTAGATGTTCATAACACCAGACTTCCATCCTGCTTTTTTAGCCTCTTCTGAAAGAATCTCATTTTCTTCAGCTATAGCCATTTTTCTTTGTTGTTTTTCTAAACAATATATTGATAAAATTTCATCCACCAACTCATTAATACTACATAACATATCTCCGTCAACCTCTTCGGTTCGTTCTGCATCATTTAAAATATTTTTTATATCTTCTGCACATTCATGTATTTTTCTCATACAAATGCCTCCATAAATCTTAATATTTCAGTTTACTCCAGATGTGCTGTCCAGTGCCGGATATCTACCGGATCAATCACTTCTGAGCATTTAGGACATATAGGATATAACCCTTTTCTGCGATTCTCGTCCATGTCCCGGAATGTTTTATTCCTCCTCATCCGCTTGAATTCCGCATCTGCCATTTCTCCGTATATCTTAGCTTTAGATAGCATTTTCCGCTGTGCATCCTCCACCAGCTCATACCGCCTCGCCAGCGTAAGCAGAGCATCAAAGGCATCTACCGTAGCACCGCAATCCTGACAACTTACGATCCGGTTTACCGTATCAATCTCGTAATGAGGTGGATCGCATTTGCAAAGCTTTTCTCTTCCTCGCTCGATTCTTACCAAATCGAAGGAAATAATCTCATTATCCATAGCATTCCTCCACTAAATCCTAAGAGCATTACCGCAAAATCTACAGTACTTTGCCAATATCACACACTTGGAACCGCCTGTATAATGGCTTTCCACATATTTGTGTACTACTGCTCCGCAATATTTACACGTTATTCTTGCCATAACAGCGTAGCTGTCATTTATTTCTTTCTGTTCATCGTGTGACCACATTTCTCGCTTAACTCCTTTGCTAAATCCTAAGTTACATAGGTTTCACAGTTACACCGTTCACCTCTGCGGCTCCCTGCAGATCAATGACCAAACACTGCCTTCCGTCAATCAGCTTTGTTTCCACAAGATCTGTACGCTCAGGTTTTACCTTTACGGTCACATCCGGTGTCTTTACCTCAAAGCTACGGCTGCTGTAAATATTGTCCAGCATCAGCTCCGTGTCCGGACCTACAGTATCGTCGTAGCACTGGTCAAATGCATCCATGCTGTCATCGTCTAAACCGCTTTTGGCAAAGATGGTTTTAACTTTGTTTTTATCCAGTACCACCGGCTCCGGATCTTCCTTGTGTTCCTGCACAACCTCTGTCAGCTCATAGTGGATATTCTTAACCGCTTCCACGGAGCAGTTATCTCCAATCACCTCTTCTACCAGTGCCTGGAATGCTTCTTTCTGGCAGTCCGCAGGCAGGGGCAACGAACATCCCAACACCTTATCAATAAAATTATCCTTCAGATCCGCAGCATCTTTGGAATAGTACAGAGTGCTGTGCAAGTCAGTGCTTCTGTCATTAAACGTGGGGAACAGGAAAGCAGTATCCGGCATGCCTACCACCCAGTCACGGAGACGATTCTGAAAGGTATTCTCTTCTGCGTTATAACTCAGACCGGTCTTGGACAGATCTACCGGGCAGATGCATGCTAGTATGTACTCGTACACCTCATCGGAAGCATCCTCCATCTCGATACCGTCCTTGGTACGGCCCGGCACATCGTAGGCATCATGGATCAGTAGGATCAGATAATTGCCCACATATTCATAAGATTCAATGATGCGGTCGTAGAACTGCTCCAGCAGTGCATCGTCTCTTAATTTGCTGTCCCGCAGGCGCAGCAGGAACTCCTGTGTTCCGCCCTCGCTCTCACTCTCCAGCGGAAATTCCAAATTCAGAAGATTCTTGCCGATGGTGCCGGACAGACTCTTACGCAGAATCTCGAAATACTTGAACATTTCCTCCTCCGGCAGTGCCAGAAATGCCTGCTTCAATTCGGTTTTCTTATTCTTCCCCCCATCTACGTAACATCCGCAGATCCGGGTGATAGAACAATTCCTTTCTGTAAATAATTTCTTAATTTCATTGATTTCCTGTTTAATCATAGATAATATCCTCTCTTTCTTTAATTGCCCAACTACCGAATTTTCCTCGGTAGTTCGATTTCTCCCCCGTATTACCGGGGGATTTTAACTTGCTTTTGAGTTATTGAGTGGAACTCAAATAGTAACTCAAATTTTTAATTAAATTTTTCACTTCTTAACTCAACTTTTGAGTTACTATTTCACTTTTTAGTTCCTGATTTCAGTTCCTTGTTCTATTTTTCACTTTCCGTCACTCTAAACCTCGGTTACTCGATTCCAAGAGTAATCAAGTCACCATAGCTGAATGACCGCTTAACCCCTGTCTTGATGTCTCTTGTCAGAACATGGTAGGGATATGCGTCGATTACGACGTATTCCCTTGTGATTTTGTCCCTGCTGCCAAATCCCTCATAGGCTGTTTCCTCGTTCTTGATGATGTCTCCTACTGATATGTGCTGTATTTTGTTCATTTGTATGTACCACTCTCTTTCCTCAAATAGTCCATATATCCCATAGATTGTTCCAGTAACCAAACAGATACGGCATTTGTGATTCTATCAACAACATTATGAGATTCTTTCTCATATTCGTAAGTATTTCTTACAATTTCGCCTATTTGCGTGTATTGTGCTTTCCATTGGCTGTTAATCCATGCGGTAAGGTCTTTTACCCTACCGCACTTTATTTGTGATTGCAGATATTCGTTCATATCAATCTGACCGTCACATTCGTAATTGCCTAAATCACTCATTTTCTCTTCCAGGAATCCGATATATCGTTACCATGCGCATAGGTTCTGATTCCTTTCTGATGTGTTAATACTTAATATTCATATTTCCATGTTCGTTAATCCAATCAATGGCTTCACGATATGTAACCCCATTGTTTTCAATAACATCCAACAGTTTATACATTCCTGGATGAGTTTCCTTTAGCCGTTCAAAGCGTCCTTCTCCCGGCTTTTCTAAGTGACATCCGAAACCACACAACACGCATCCGGTTCTATTACATCCAGTGGTCTTAAGCGGTCTGTTTCCGGTTTCAAACAATCCATAATCAGCAGATAACTCCGACAAGTCCATTTGACCATCAACACTTCCCTCTGCATCATAATCAATGACAACATCACCATATACAGAGCAGATAGGATTATAAAATTCTTGTTCTTCTATGGTTTTCCCTATTTTACGATCAACAATACGATTTCCATAAAACATAACATCACTGTTATTATTGATTTTCCTTTTTACTATATCTTTTCCATATAGTTTTATATACAAAAGAACGTCTTGCTCCGTCCAAAAAGACATGGGATTACTGATGGGTGTTTTCATATCAAAACCGTTGCATCCGTTTTTTATCCATTGTGTTGTACGCAGTTTGCTTTCGCTTGCCATCTGCGCCGTTATAGCTTTTCTTCCGGTTCTTTTTCCGTATTCATGAGCAGGTGCTTTTTTCATGACTTTGCAACACATATCAGAACAAGCAAACTTTGCATCAAGCATAAAAATATACTTTGACCTATCATACATCTTTGAATATTCATCTGTATCAACACCATTTTTCCTATGCTTATATATACCTAAAAGTTGTTTTGTTCTCGCAGGTGCGTTAGGGATATTCCCCTTCTTGATCTTTTGATATTCTGGATTCTCTTTGTCCTTTCTCCTGTCTATTCCCACAAGATCTGCTATGCGATAAGCATATGGAAGGTCTGTCTGTCTGTCTGTCTCTCTGTCTGTCTGTCAAGATTGTATTTTTGTTATTTCCTTTTTCAATGTTTTCAAAATATTTTCTTGCCTCTCCTATGCAACTAGAGATCTCTTTTGAGAACATAGGAAATCCATATTTTTTACAGACATCCATAAATGATATTTTTGGTTTTATAATTTCAACGTTATCAAATGTTTTTACAAAATCTCTCAGTTCCGGATATTGCGTTGGAACATCAACAAACATTGCCGGTATATTTGGGTAATCCTGTCTCACAATATCGAGAAGTACTGTGCTATCTTTTCCACCACTAAAGCTTACATATACCCTGTCCTCTCCATATTCTTCAATCCATTGCGTTATACGGTATTTTGTCATTCGTATTTTGGCAGACAACGGTAATGCTTGCATTTGATATAGGTCTGTCAATGTATGTTTATTTTCCATGCCGTTATTCCTTTCTTATTTTCGTTTCTGCCTGCTCCTTGTACATCCTGCCCGCCATCTGCACCAGGTAATGCTGTAAGGCTTCTGCGACGCTGACACGATGCTTTGTGCAGTATCTGTCAACGTACCGCTTAAAGTCCTCATTCTCGGCATACAGGTCGGTATAATCAAGTGTTCCCATCTGCGTCACACTCCTTTAAGATTTCATCTAAGCAGGCATTCCAGCCGTCCATAGTTCCACGGACATACTCTACTCCAAGATCATCCGCATCGGTCATTTCCGTTTCTTTCTCCGGCAGTTCCCGGAGCGTACACCAATCCGGTCTATCTTCGTAGTGCCCACCATTTATCGGAATTGTTTTCCCTGTAATAGCACAGTCGTAAAGAGCATCGTCTTTATAACTGGGATATTTGCAAGCGCAATTCTCACAGTTTTCCGGCATATCCATTACCAATACTGCTTTAGGCATTTTCATTCCCCCTTAATTCGTCAAGGCTTTCCTGCAATTCTTTGTAATAATTGATTTGGTCTGTGAAATGATTATCTAACGCATCAATCATTTCTTCTTTCACATCTTCCAGAGATTCTGCTTGTAAAAAATCCATGTGCCCATCAATGACAGACTGCCATCCAATTTCTTCACCACAATATACAATGCTTCCTATGACGAGATCTCCGTAATAGGCAACTACATCAATTTGTTTCTTCCAGTCTTCCTGCTCTGGTTCAACTTCTTTCCATTCAAGTTCAGTCATACTTCACACTCCTTCCGGCTTCTCGCACCGCTCAAATTCGATAACCCATACCCACGGATTCGCAGTCCAGCCATAGCGGTCAAGGTCGGATTTCTTGATGGTGGAGTTCCAAAGTTTTTCCCATTCCATCATCACTTCATCACATTGACTGCATTGTTCTTCTGTCCCATAACAGCACTGCGAACCGCTTTCTCCGTATGTATTAAGACAATCCCAACAATCAGGATAAGCTCCCTCTTTTATCACATCAACCGGCTTCATCTCCTGCAACCGCTCCACTCTCACATCCGTAACCTTTAACCAGATACGTGCGGCTTCTTTCGGCATATGAATTGATGGGTGCCATTTTGTAATATCTGCAATATTACTTCTCTGCCAACTTTCGTAGTAATAATATCCATTTGGTGCCTTTTTCCATGTTTCTCTGACATAGAGGATATCGCCCGGCTGATACGGTGCTTTATATTCCGTCATTATCAATTCCGCATCCGTCATGTCGCAATATGGCTTAAACATAATTCTCTTGCCTTTTAAAAATTCATCAGGCGCAGCATTTTTACACTTGTCTGGCAACATTCCCAGAAACTGCCGAGAACTTACCAGCCGCCTGGTGCAACTCTTTCTACCTTCCAAATTCGCCAGAACCATTTCTGTATTGAATAAAATCGGTTTAATTGCCATATGTTTCGCCTCCCTTTATTTCCATTTCCCGTCATATGGTATGCGTTCTCCGCTTTTGGATTTTGCCCTGTCAATAAGCAAATCAGCATCGCCGCCTGCCTTTACGATCTTTGTTGCATCATCAAGTAACACCTTATCCCCATTCCTATCAAAGAATAAAGTGGTGTTATATTTCAACTGCTCCGTAACCATGTCCAGGTCGTAAAGTCTGCTCTCCGTAAATGCCTTTTCCATCATCACTGCGGTTTCCAACTCAAAGTTACCGCAGCAGGTACCCATATCTGCAATACATCGATGGAAGAAATCTGCGAATCTGTCTGTGTTATAGTCCACTTCAAATTCCTTTGGAATATCAATCAGTATTTTCATCATTCACCCTCCTGTTCCACATTTTTGTTGCTTTTGCTTTAGCATCTTCAAATTCGTCCATAACATCAGGTGCTGTATCTCTTACAAAAAACATTTTCGTTCTTGCTTCGCATTCAGTACATTCACAACAAATATCAATACCGAAACGAAATATTAATTTTGCTTTTCCACCGCAGAACGGGCATGGTTTCAATTCTTCACTCATTCTTTATCGCTCCAATCTAATTTTTGACCACACCACCGGCAGTATTCGTCTCCATAACATACATCGCTTCCGCAATTCTTGCATTCGTAATCTGTTCCGCCAAAAGTTCCAAGTACAGCAGTAGGCTTTTCGTCTGTCTGCTTTTCCACAGCCGCCCGGCATTCCTCCACCGTGCCGATTGCACGATACTGCTGTACCTCTTCAAGTGCCTTGATTGCCATGTTCACCGCTTCATCAAGACGTGGATGCGGTCTTCCGTCGTTGTGTACCTCAAAATGATCTCTGATTCTTGCTATTGCTTCACTCTCTGTCATTCATGCACCTCCAACAGTTCCGGATTGTCAAATACATTGCCAACAACCTCTGCATCAACCATATTTATCCAATAGCCTAAATCTTTTCTGTATCTTTTAGTATACTTGTCTGACCAGCATACATAAAATCCAACGTGTTCAGCTTTGGTGCTATCAAAGCAGTTTTGATAACTGCCGTATTTGATTTGTGCGCAAACATCACTAAATAAGTCTTTTACAATATCATTCTCCCAAATAAGCTTGCCGTTCTTGTCCTTAAGTCCGGTACACTGGCAGATGGTATTCGGGTCTATCTCGTAGAAATTTATACCAGTAACATTCCAATCATCACAAGCAGTTCCATTGTATTTTTCAATAACAATTCCGCCAATAAATACTCTTCCATTTTCAAATCCATCATCAAACAAGTAACCATGTACCCATTTTCCGTCATCTTTACGTTTTGCCTTGAATAGATATCTATCTTGCATCCTTCATTCCTCACTTTCTTTCTGCAGCCATGCCAACGTACAATCCTTACAATCATGGCTAAAATCGCATACCTTGTCACTTCCAGTAAATTCCGCAGGACACATAATAGCCATTGCCAATTCCTCGTCCGTCATGCACCTGATCCGGTCTGCGTTGGTCATGGGTATGTAATCCTCGCAGTCTCTTTCTATATCCTCATGCGGACAGTCGTTGATTTTCTCGCACCATGAATACGCATCGAAACCATTATCCTTTGTTTCTAAATTCTTGCAATTATTACATTTCACCATCTTCTACCTACTTTTCTTGCAAAAATCTCTTGATGACATCAATATCTCTGTCCAGCACGCTTAAATGCTCTTTGTTCATTTTTTGATAGACAATCAAGGGATTCTGTCTTCCTGCCTTTTTCGCTCTTAATACTTCCCATATACCTTTCGGTTCTTCAATCGTCCATCCGGTTTTGATAAGCCATTTGCGAAAAGCATCCAATTTGTTGCTATGCAGTGTGTTCCTATTTGCCATATTCTACCTCACTTTCCCGGTACGTCTCCGGCAGTGGCATCCAGGCCGCAATCCTCGGCTTGCTCTCCATCACAGGGTAGCTGCAGTCATATGGTTTTGTCCGTCCGATATGCCTTGACATCTCTCCCGGATGCTCCTCCATCTCCCGCAATTCATCATCACTGTGAAATCCTCTGCTCACATTTCTTTATCCACCTTTCTCTGTCGTATTTATGTCTTCTCTCGCGGTATGCAGGGTCAAATGCACGCTTATATTTCCAATGTGCATCCATTTCTTCCTTGCGCTCTGCCCGGAGTCTTATCGTGGCATCTTCATCAACCACAGCCTTATACCTATGCGTTTTCCGACACCATGAATCCCTATGCAGGCAGGTCCGAAATGTCTGTTCCGAGATCCCCAGGTAATCAGCCGCGGCTTTTGCCCCGAAGATATCCACCTTCACCGGCAGTTCAAATTCATCATTCGTCACTATCATGTACGCTTTCATCATTGCCCTCCGCATGGATTAGTGCCATGAATTTATCATATTGCTTCTGAGAAATCTTATTCCCCCTCTTATCCTCTCTCAGATCGATTTTAAGGTGCTTTTCTGCGATAGACAGTAATTCCCTCGCCAACATCCTTTTACCCTGCTCTATGCCATCCCTATAGCCTTTGGCGGGGCGGTACTCGTCAATCTGCTTCTTGCCCTCGCCCTGCCCGCCGGCTGTTTTGTTCCTGAGCTGGTAACCATACTGTGCATACTTTTTAATCCAATATTTTTCCCAATAATCCAAGTCATCTACTTCATAATGAAAAAATCCTATGTTCCATCCATAAATATTTTCATCAACAGAAAGTAAACCATGACTTTTTATTGATAAATCTATATGTTGGTACCCGGAGAGGTGCTGTGCCAGTCTCGTCAACAGGTGTTTAGCCTGTCCTATGTACGCATACCGGATTCCATCCTCGTCTGTCCGGGTCAGAACGTATATCCCACTGCCATCATCAACGTTGGGATTAACCTCCAATATTCGTTTCTTGTTCTTGGCTTCAATGGCCATTGCCTTTCGATAATTTTGATTGCTCATCGTTCTCCCTTCAATTTGCCAACATAGATTTTTCAAACTCAGACATATCTCCGTAGTTCGATGTCATCATACCTTTGTTGGCATCGTACTTCTTCTGCGCTGGTGCCTCTCTGCTTTGCCTACTGGATTTCTCCCAGGTCCTCACTGCTGCTTTCCAGTCCTTCATGTGGTTTTTCCCAACCATCCAACCCTTTGACGAGTAGAAATCAACAAAGGTCTGTGGATCAACGCTATTGTTCCGCTCCTGGCAGTAGGCACGTACATCATCAACGGTCGGAGGCTCAAATTTTTTCTTAGATACGTTAGTATCTTCTTTTTTATTATTCTTTCCTTCTTTCTTTTCTTCTATTGTTGTCGTTAGAATGTCATTAGAGTGTCGATTGCCTGTCGTTTGGCTGTCATTTTGTATGTCACTCGACTGATACTCACAGTAGTTTTTTACCGTAAATACGGTATATTTCGGATATGTTTTGCATGTCACTTCGCCTGTCAATTTTAGATGCGAAATTGCGGTTCTTACCTCCCGGATCGTCATGGATGTCTCATCTGCCAACTTTGGAAGTGATGAGACGAAGGATCCGCGGGGAATCACCTTGCCTTCAAATCTTCCATCTTTCCAATTTGCCCTGAGAAGCATATGGATAAATAACCGGCAAGTATTTATATTTCCGTACCACTCCCATTCCATGATCTTCCGGTTCAGTTTTATGTACTCCACGCAGACCACCTACCCTATTCCGAAATCTTTCAACGACATCTGACCGGTATTATCTGCTTTCGGTGCCAGGCACCGCCGTATAGCTTTACAACGCTTGCTACAGCTACTGGTCCTTGCCTGCTCCCTGAACAGATATGCCTTGACTTTCTGCCTGTCCGCCAGACTGCCGTCCGGCCGGAAGTATCCATTATCTATATTGATGATAAGTGTATCCCGCTGCAGCAGAGCCTCTTCCAGCTCCTTGCGGATCTTGCGGTCACTCAATCTTGTATCTGTCACCAGTTTTTCCCGAGATATCCGGTTGGCATATCCAAAAGGTATGTAATTCTCAATCAGTATATAGACCACCTCCCAGGCGGATCCCCGTCCGCCCTGACACTAATAATGGCTGTTTGTGAGACACCATTACTAACACAAACGGTTTCTTTCGCCCCGCAGGGCAGGTGTTGCAACCTTATAGGTAAGACCTTCCAAACTCTTTTATAAACTCTTCACGGGATCCGTAATGCTCCTCATAATACCGCTGACATTCCTGCTTCAGCCGTAGGTCAAGTCCCTGATTCGGTTTCATGTGCACGCTGTCCGGTCCGTATGTATGTAAGGTAGGATGCAAGGGTACAAGGAATCCTCTTTCTTCACTGGCTTTCTTTCGGCTGCCGTTAAACACATGGTGGATATGGACTACTCCCAAATGGGTGATATAGCAGGATCCCATATCATCCGTCAGAACACTCCAACACTTCTTCATGGCTTCCACGCTTTCATCATTTCTTCCAGTTCCGCAGGAGTAAGGGTTTCAATACCAACTTCCTTACATTCGGATACCAGTCCATTGATAAGTTCGCTCATCTCCCTGGTGTCGTAATCGTGAGAGCCACGGTACATGACATATGTGCGATACATGGTTCCATCCTTGCCCTCACGCACTTGTGATGTCGGACCGATATGGTAAGTCTCAGCTTCCAATGCTGTGTTCTCTGCCTTGTCCGTGTCCGGGAGTGTTAGAGTGACAAGCTTTCCCTCGATGTATTCCCGCTGTCCGTACTTCCTCAGGATCATGTTGTGCATCCGTCCCTTTGAGATATGCATTGCTTCTGCCAGCTTCGTGATCAACTGCCAGTAATAGGCATTTGCATCCAGTGATCTCTTCTGACGGAATTTAACAGCGGTAATGGTCAACTTCTCTGCATCCCTGATACCGTCAAACTGGCTGGTCACGGCATCGGCTGAGTCCGCTTGAAACGATATGTTATATTTGCCTGTCATGAAATCCATTGTGATTCCAGCCACTTTCCCGGTAAATTCCATTATCAATCATCCCCATATTTCTCTCTCAACGTTTGCAACATCATTCCAACTTCTGATCCAGTCAATGTTTCTACGGTCTTGTTGTTACTTTTAGCCCAGTAAGCAAGATTAACCTTATGTTTCTCACATAACTGTTTCAAGACAGTCATACTGGCAGCGGAAGGCTGAGCATCATCTTGAGGGATTCCCATCTGGAAAGGTCTCGCTTCTTCTTTTAGCCACAAATCAAATCCAAGACCAGTATTGATAGCAACGCACTTTACAAAAGATCTGCACATGCTGTTCCATACCCTCTGCTGCGACATGGAATTATCTTTTACTGGATTTGTACCATTCATTACAGGAGACTGCATCTCAAATTCCATATCATCAATTACGACCCGTATTCTTGTCTCATAGCAACGATTAGTATTATTTTTGCTGTCTGAAAATACTGTTTCTGTCATACGTAGGCTTGTTCCTGTTTTTTCATCAGGGATCGGAATCCACCGGACCACCTTTGCACCGTTCTCATGCAAAAGAGAAATGCATTTTGCCCAATTCAGATAAAGCATTCCATCTCGCTCTTCACAAAATGGTCTTACATCTATTTTTCTTAATTCATCCCAAGGTTTAAGTGCCACTATATTCTTCCTTTCTCCATGCTCCACAACTGAAGTACCATTCAACAAGCATGGTTCTAAATTCCTTCTGATCTTCCTCTGACCCATTTAAACACTGATCAAGTGCATATTCATAAGCTTCCTTCTCGGGAACAAAATCACCAGTACCATATTTGTGGTAACCAGGCTCTTTTACTACTTCAGGTTGTGATGAATAACAGCTTTCCCATTCAGAATCCACAACCATGCGGTTCTCAATCCTTTCCGGCATCCTTATCACCGTCCTCTTTTTTTATTCCGAGGATTGCCTTAAGTCCATCGGATGCAAAGGCATCACCGCTTTTTAACATCTGCCTGGCAGATATAAGAATCCGCAATGCCTGTATTCCACAGATAAAGTCATCGTAAGGAACAGCAATCAAAACTTCTTCCTTTTTTCCCATTACTCTTCCACCTCCACAAGTTCACCATTTTCCAATCTGTACCATGTATCCGGCTTCACTTTTTCACCGTCTACCCTAAACATCTTCGCACCGACAAACTCCCATGCTTCCTGCTCTGCTTTGTCGTATCTGTCATCCTTTTTACTGCCAATGTATTTCCATTCAGCAAGGACGATATGGGAACCAAGGGTCCCCATTGCTTTTCCTTTGTATCCCCATGCAACCGCAACGCTCTCTGGATCGTTGGCAGAGGATGCACCTTTGTAACCTGTGGCAGAGGATGCACCGCAGTTACCTGTGGCAGAGGATGCACCGTAGTCACCTGTGGCAGAGGATGCACCTT